TTTCAACATCGTATTCTTGTTTAGGTTCAGGTATGTATGAAGTTATTCTAGCCATTAAGCTCTCATTAATTCTTCTAATAACTCTTGTTCTCTTTTTCTTTTTAACTCTTCTTTATCAAGAGCTTCGTCAACATCTAAATTTGGATTAAGCAGTTTTTCTAAAAGCGTTCTATTATCTGTTTTAGCATCTGCAATAGCATTTAAGAAAAATTCATCTCGTGATTGAGGCGTGTCTTGTACTTCTATAAAACCTGTATCTTTTAATGCTGGTGTAAACTCGTCTTCTAAAACAGTTCCTGCAAACTGAATACCTGCATTAGGATTTAAAGACATTACTCCTGTTTGAGCTGGAGAAGGTACAAAAGTATTTATGTTAGATAAAAGTTTATCTCTATCATACAATTCCTGTAGGTCAGTGTAATCAGTTCTTCCAGTTGAAATACTATTTATTCCTTGATTTTCAAAAGCAAGTTCAGGTTGATTACTAAAATCAAGATCTGGTCTTAGATCAGCTGCAGTATTTGGAGTAATACCCATTTGTGATTTCAAAGCGGCAAGTCTTTCATCTAAATCAGTTTGACTATAATCTCCATCAGAATATTTTCTAGCTAAAGTATTTTCTATAGTTTTAATTCTATTAAGATTAATTCTGTTTTGTCTAGCTTGTTCGTATTCTGCTTGAGTCTCATACCCTGTTAGTCTTTTTCTTGTTTCTGGATTGTTTAACATTTCAAGATAAGAAAGAGGATTTAAAAAATTAAGTAAAGTTTTTAAAGGATTTGGTTTAGGTCCACCTGTATTTACAACATCGTCTACAGTTTTCTTTTTCTTTGTAGGAGGTACAAAAGGAGTATCGTCATTTTGATTATTTTGATTACCGCCGCCTACAAAAGCAGGACCTGTTAAAGTTCCACCATATGATATAGGATCTACGGCTCTTATTTGTGCAGCTGTAAGACCTGGTTTCCCTCCCATCTGATCCATTCTTCCTTGTTTCTTCATGGTATCACCACCAAGTCTGTAATCTATTCTTTTATCTATTGCCATTATCTTCTACCATCCGGTTGTGCATCAAGTCTTAGAGTTCCGTATCTCCAAGTTTCACCTGTGCCATCGTTTTCTATTTTTAATGCTACGAGTCTTCCTCTTGCACGAGTATCTACTTTATCAGTAGAAGACGTGATTGTAAAGGGTCCTAGTGGTGAACTAGACGATGTGTTGTTTGGATAATCATTTAGTAATAGTGTGATCTTAGTATTACCTGTTTGTACAGCAAAGTCAGGTATAAATCTTTTAACAGACATAAAGAACTCACCATCTCCCTTGTAGTTTACCATTCCTGTAGCCTGACCCAATGCGCTTCTACTTGATGTAATATCGTAGTCACCAGATTTTATAAAGGCTGCAATCGCAGTTGTGCCAGAACTATTTACCTGATCAGTTCCTACTTCATGAGCATAGTAAGTTGATGCTCCAAATCTATTTGTAATACCTTGAATGTCAGGAAATACTGGTGTTGCAGTTTTATTATATTCAGTTGCATATGGCACATCGAATACACCTGTATCAATGTAACTTGTTCTTGCTAATGATCCTGTAGTCCAAACTTGTTCTGCATAATTATATGTAACAACTCTATCTATTTGCTCTGATCCTGACTTTGGATAAAACCAGTTTACTTCACTATATAATGTATTGTGTTCTGCGTAAACAATATCACTTGCATTAAAATTAATTCCTAAATTATCTGCATCAGTGCTGAATACAAAGTCCTCCACCAAACAAGGTAATGATTTAACTGTACCATCAAATGCAAAAAATCCACCTTCACCTGACATCCAGAATACAATACCATCAGAATAACTTAAAGCATTCTGACCAATCAACCCACAGTTTGTACCAACTTGTTTTACAGAAAAAGTAAATGGTGGACCAACAAATTGAATTACGTATGCTGAACTATCTGTTAAAACCAAAGTATAATCTTTACCAGATACAGCTCCTACAATTTTGTTTCCTTTATCTAATCTAAAACTACCAGCGGTATTCACTGCAGTTGGTGTGTATGTATTTAAATCTTCTTGATTTGAAAATCTTATAAATAATGGATCAACAGTTGTAGAATCACCAATAGTTGTTTCAGTTCCAAAATGAAACAAGTGTCTATCTCTATCTGAAACTTGTGTTAATCTAGATGACGTTGGATTGTTTGTCGTTTGAAAATTTGTAGTTGTTGTTGAAGCTCTAACTGATCTTGCGCCTGACGCACCTGCGTTCCATGTAAATGTTTTACCGCCCGCAATAGTTGCAACTAATACTTCTCCAAAGTTATCAAGACTCCAAAGGCCTGGTTCCAGAATAACGTCACTGGTTGTTCTCTCTGTTCCCCACGTTGACGTGCTCCAAGTATCTGTGCCCCAACCGTAACCAGCTGTCTGAAATGTAGGACCAACTGATTCATAAGGATTGACTGTTGCAGAACCTGCAGTTGACATCCCTGATCCGGATTCTACAGACGCCATTGTAATTGTAAAACTATTTGTGCTGGCAGTTACAACTTCATAAGGTGTGTCTGTAAAATCAGTTGTTGCATATCCTGTAGCACCACCTCCAGGTAGTGACACAGAAGTAAACGTAAAATATCGTCCAGCCGATAAACCATGAGATGTTTTATTTACAGTTACAGTTGCTGATCCATTTGAAGATGTAAATGTAAATCCAGTTATAGCTGTAGCTAGTGGAGATATATCATAAAAGTCATTTCCATAATATAAGAATAACCCTTGTGATGTTCCTATCGCTGCATATTTTTCACCTGCAATACTTGTCCAGCTATGCTGGGCACGTGCTGCTCCAGGTAATGTTAAACTAGCTGCAGTCAGTTGATTCCAACCACCTATCTTTTCTGGTAATCCATATCTAAATCTAACAAAATCACCATCTACCCATTGAGACTCAGCTCCTGAGTCTGTAATCATCTTGTTAAAACCAGGCTTGAAATTTAATTTTTGTAGCATATAAAGTGTTATATAATACTTATGAAAATAATGAAAGCGAGAATAATCTGGTTTCCCGAACGTCTATCCTACATAAATTTTGATACTTTACAAGATAAAATAGAATGGGATCAAAATCACCTTGATACTGTTAGACAGTTTATGAAAAAAGATGGTCTTATATTTCCTGCTGTTTTTAAAGACAAAGAAATACATTGTGGTCACTATAGATTTAAAATAGCAAAAGAAATGGGATATGATGGCATTGATGCTTATAAAGTAGATACGTTTAAAGAGGCTTTAGATTTGACTAATTTTACTGAATTGTGTTATAAGCATTATAAAGAATTAAAAGAAAAAAAGTATGTCTAATCAATTAATGATCGATGGTATAGTTCAAATTAAAAATATCTTTAATGATGATATCTCTAAATTAGTTAAAGAATTTGCGGATGAAAAAGCTAATAGAAAGATGGAGACTATAGGAAGAAAAGATTTTTTATCTCAAAGAAATGTTTGGGGCTATCATTTATTAAGACAAACTCCAACAGATATTTGGATGTATAATTTAATTCGTAAAGAAATAACTAGACTCTATCTTTACTATAAAGCAAAATTTCCTCAAACAAATAACATATCAATACAACAAATAGATATTTTAAAATATACAAAAGGTGGTTTTTATAAAGCACATACAGATGTTGGTTCAGTAATTCCAAGACAAGTCAGTATCATTATTAATTTAAATGATGACTTTGAAGGAGGTGAAGTATTTTTTTGGGACCAAAAACAAAAAGATATTATTAAAGAAATAAAACCTATTAAAAATAGTGTAACATTTTTTCCAAGTAATTTTTTATATCCACATTCAGTAGAACCTGTAAAGAAAGGAGTTAGATATAGTATCGTATCATGGCTAAATTAGATTGGACTAAACAAGGTTATAAAATAATAAATAATTTTTTTACAAAAAAAGAATTAGAGATATTACAAGAATATTGTTTTAAACAATTAGAAAGTGGTGCTGGAGCTCAGTATGATGAGCAGTCAGGAACAGGTGCTGCAGCATGGTATAAAGATACGATGGCTACTACTTTCTTATCTTTAAAAAGACCATTAGTAGAAAAAGCTTCTGGATATGCATTGTTAGAAACTTACACATATTGGAGATATTATTGTTTTGGTAGCAAATTAACAAAACATACAGACAGACCTGCTTGTCAAATAAGTGTAACAGCAAACATAAAAAGTTATGATGAGTGGCCCATAGTCGTTGAAGGTGATTCAATAAATTTAAAAGAAGGACAGGCTATATTATATTATGGCTGCCTTGCAAAACATTGGAGACCAGGTATATACAAAGGAGACGGTATGGCACAAGTATTTTTTCATTACGTTGATGCGAATGGACCTTTTTATCATCACGAGCAAGATAAGTATTTACTTGCAACTGGTAACACAGCTTCAGAAAACGATGAAAAAATTGTTGAAGAAATGACAAAAAAATTTTATGAAGGAAGGAAATAACATATGTACGAGTCATTAAAAGAAGCAGTTAAATTTCACGCAGCTAATCAAGAAAATTGGTGTGGAGAAGCTTTAGCTGAATATAAACACGATGTTTTTAAAATTGTAAGAGAACAGAATGTTAAATCTATTTTAGATTATGGATGTGGTAAAGCTAAATTTCACAACATACTTTTTAATAATCCAAAAGTTCCAGGTTCTCCAACTGTAAATATAGTTGGATATGATCCAGCGTTTGGACAATACTCTCAAAAACCAACTGGTGATTTTGATTTAATTTTATGTGTAGATGTTATGGAACATGTTCAAGAAGATAAAGTAGATGAAGTCTTATCTGATATATTTAACAGTTACAGCGGTCATGTGTTTATGAGTATTACTTGTTATGAAGCAACTCAAGTTTTATTAAATGGTAAAAACGCTCACTACACTATTAAAGAACCTGATTGGTGGAAATCAAAATTACAAACATATACTGATAGATGCACTGTTATTTTTCAAACCAAACCAGATAGATCTAAGATTACTATTAATAAAGAAGAATGGAAACCTAACAAAAAAACTTTAGATAAACTAAAAGTTAATCATAAAACATTAGATGAATCTCAAAAAGAGAAAGCAAAACTTTTAAATGACTGATTCAAAAAACTGTAGCATAGAAAATTTTGTAGGTGTATATGATGGGTATATACCAGAGCATGACTGTGATAAGGCAATACAATATTTTGAAAACGAAGCTGAATTAAAAAAAACTATAACCAGAATGGGTTCTGAAAAATCATCTCCATATATTAAAAAAGATCAACAATTATTTTGCAATGCAGAAAATGTTATAGGGTGGTGGAAAGAATTAAGACCTTTCTTTTTTAATTTTGATATATGTCTAAAACATTATGTAGAACATAATGGAATACAAGGATTTTATGAACAAGGTTTACAGTATACTACTTTTAAAATACAAAAAACTTTACCCACTGAGGGTTATCATATATGGCATATAGAACATGGCCCTGGATTTGATAATGAGCCAAGAGCTTTCGTTTATTCTGTTTATTTAAATGATGTTGAGGAAGGTGGAGAAACAGAGTTTTTACATTTTTCAAAAAGAGTAAAACCTAAAAAAGGACGTGTTGTTATATGGCCTGCTGGATTTCCATATGTACATAGAGGAAATCCTCCTTTATCTGGAGAAAAATATATTTTAACTTCTTGGATGATGTCTAGAGAATATTAAAGCGATGAATAAGAAGTAGGTCTTGCACCTACTCTTGCAATTTTTTCTGCTTCTGTTTCTTCTCTAAAAACTGGTGGATCTTCACCCTCAGGATCTTCTACTGAAATATTATTGTCGTCCCAATCTTTTTGAATTTTTGCTAACCATGCAGTGTCAAATCTTGTTATGAATTCATCAAAACTTCCTAGAACAGAAGCATCATAACTTGAATGCTCACTTCCATCGTTGTGTTCTACTTGATCATTATCTAAATCATCATCAGTAAATTGTATTGCGTGAATATTTGAAAATTTAGATTGATTCCAAAAAGCATCATCATCAACAATGATTGATTTTGGTTCAGTAGATGAGGCATCAGATGTTTTTTTGTAGATCATTTTATCTTCAAAAACAACTGTCCAATTTCCATGTTTAGCCATAATTTCTCCTTAAGTTTTAATTATATATATCACAGTTAAATAAGGTTGCAACACAGAATTGGAGTCCCCTGTAAAATTAGCAGACAAATTGTGAGAATGTCCACCTCCGCCTCCAGCGTTACTAATATTTCCAGTTGTACCATTAGCTACAATACTTGGGTTTGTACCATCAGGTCTTCCACCCGGTTTACTTGCTTGAGCTATCGATGGACTTTGTGGGTGCCTGTGAGAAGCTATTTGTGGTGTAGATAAAGTATGACTGGCTAAGTTACCTGCTATGTTACCTGTTCCTTGAACAGTATTAGCTCCTCCTGCGGATGCTAAAGCTTTATTTGGTGATTTTCCAATTGGAACGTCATCTTGTAAATCAGGGACATTGAAAGTTGTAGATCCGTTTCCTGCGCCATATGTTGTACCAATTACTGCAAATAAATCTGAATAAGTTGATCTTGAAACAGCTGCGCCGTTGCATTCTAAATATCCTGATGGAATAGCATCATCTGCCCAAGGCATAATTAAACCTGTATTTACAAGTTGTAAATCAGCTAAATTTCCACCGTCAAAATTATATTTAGTTGCTTCGTAATTTGCCATAGTTTTAAGTTTTAATTATATATATTACTGTTAAATAAGGTTGAACAACTGAAGTTGCATCTCCCGAAAAGTTAGCAGAAGCACTGTGACTGTGAGAACCACCGCCTCCTGTGTATTCTGTATATCCTGGTCCACCCCTTGCAAAATTTGGAGAACAGTTACCTCTAGTTGGTTGTGATCCGAAATAAGGATAATAAGTTCCACCTAATCCTGGTCCTGGAGGGTGATCGTGAACTCCAATTTGAGATGAAGTTAAAGTATGATTAGCTGAGTTACCAGCTACGTTTCCAGTTTGTGCAACCGTATTCGCACCACCAGTAGATGCTAAAGCTTTACTTGGTGATTTTCCTACTACTACGTTATTTTGTAAATCAGGTAAATCAAATGTAGTCGATCCGTTACCAGCTCCATACGTTGTTCCAATAATAGCAAATAAGGCAGAGTAAGTTGATCTTGAAACTGCTGAACCATTACATTCTAAAAAACCAGATGGTACACTTCCGTCACTCCAAGGAATTACTGAACCCGTAGAAACACCTACTAATCCTGTTATACTTGATCCTGAAAAGTCGTATCTAGTTGCTTCATAATTTGCCATAATTTTTTCCTACGTTTTTATAATATATAATAAAGTTAAATACGGTTGTAAAACAGATGTTGAGTCTCCTGTAAAATTAGCACTCATTCCATGACTATGATTTCCGCCACCTGGACTATTTCCATAATCTGCTGAGGGTTGAGGATTAGCAGGACCTACTGCTCCTCCTGGAATGTTCGCTTGCACCGCACTAGGTGGAGTATTTCTAGCACCTGAAGTAGGGTGACTGTGAGAAGGCATCTCTGGTTCTGTCACAGTATGGTTAGCTGAGTTACCACTTACGTTTCCAGAGGATTGAACAGTGTTTGCACCACCTGTTGAAGCTAAAGCTTTGTTATTAGATTTACTGACTGTAACGTCGTCTTGTAGATCAGGTAAGGTAAAAGTTGTAGAACCATTCCCAGCACCGTAAGTTGTACCAATTACTGCGAATAAATCTGAGTAAGTTGATCTTGAGACAGCTGCACCGTTACATTCTAAAAAACCTGATGGCACTGAAGAATCAGTCCAAGGTATTATAAGACCAGTATTAAGACCTTGTATTCCTGTGAGATTTTGACCATCAAAATCGTATCTAGTAGCTTCGTAGTTAGCCATGGATTATTTCTCCCTATATGTCCAACCAGTAGTAGCGTCTCCTGAATAAACTAAACTGAAACCAGCACCTTGTGTATTAACAACAAGGTCTGCTGCAGCGTTAGCAATGTTAGAACTATTTCTACCAACAGTTAGAGCGTTGGTATTAAAATCATATCCTTGGTCCATGAATGATACTTCATCTCCCGTAGCAGGTGACGCAGGTAGCGTAATTGTAACAGCTCCACCGTTTGTATTTACTAAACATTGTGCACCAGCTTGAACTGTTTCAGCTGCTGTAAATACTCTCCAATTTCTTTGCTCAGATAATTTTACAATATTTGTACCATCAGAATATAACACATAGTTATTTCCTTCACATAGAAGGACACCTGTTCCTCCTGCTGTTTTAAAAGTTAAAGTGTAACCTGCATGGTCACATGCATCTTGAACATGATAAACTTTTTCAATTCCGTCTGGAATACTAACAGTTCTGTTAGCTGCTAAAGTTCCTGTTAATTTAATAACATCATTTTTACCATTAGATACTGCACCATTAGTAAATGTTAAAGATCTGTTAGCGTTAGTTAAGTTGAAGGTTGTGAAACCACCGATTGCTTGTTCTAAAATTAATA